AATATTGACCACATAGAGAAAGAAGTTGCTTACCTATGTCTTGAACTGCTTCCTCAATAGAAGCAACCGTATGATGCAACCTGGAATCGTTCTCTTCCTGCAAATAAGCAATAGCAGAAGCAGCTTCAACTCCGGGAGGAGTTCTTCCTCTGGTAACTTCGTACTGTCCGGAGATATCATCCATATCCTTTAAGGTAGAATCCATTTCCTGCATCACATAGTTAGGCAATGGCTGCAAAGGTAATGGAGTAGGGATAGGAAAACCAAGTTTATACTGAATCATCTGTCCAGGTTCAGAAGTAACCTTTCTAGGATCAATAGATCCCTGAGCAACTAAGAGTTGTGGCTTGGCCATTCTATTCTTGGATTCAATGATGGCTGACCTAGACTTATTGTATTCCCTTTGAAGTGGAATAAGGTCAGTAATAACTGAACCACCATAAAACTTAGTAGTAGGAATATGAGAGATTTTAGTAAACGGATACATACCATGAGTATATGGCCAACCTTCTAATACCTCTAATAAAGTATCCTTAGTAAACCAAGCTACTAGACCGTCAGGATACTCATGACAAGGCTTAACCCAAATTTCCTTAACATGACACATCTTGTGAGCAATAAGATTCTTATTGATCCCTAAGACATTAAGCAGCTTTTGCTCAAATGCTCCGCCAGCTACTTCGGAATCTTCTTGAACATCCTTATTAAATCTCTGCTTAACCCAACCCTTATCCTTAGTTTGTGCATGAATAACATAAGGTTGAAGTTCCATATCCTCTTCCTGTAGAAGAGGTACAAAGATATGATAAGGAGAAGGAGCTTCAGTAACCATTCTTCCAGGAATCTTACTATTATCCAACTGATTAGGATCATAGTAAGTCTTAAAGAAACCTGTTCCTGTAAGAACAGACCAAAGAGTAGCTGCTCTACGATGACGATTGAAACGAGTCTCAAACATCAAATATTCAGCAATAGATTCTGCTGCTCTAGAGGCTGCAATATCTCTTTCATCAGCCGTATTAGGCATAACAAAGAACTGAGGCTCTTCCTTAGTTAACTTCGTCAATTCATTACGAATGATAGGCTTAATACGGTTAATAGTTAACCGCACTCTCCAAGCTGGTGCAGGGGGTTCATGCAATCTAAAGGTACCAGGATTACCCTGAGCACCAATCCATGTAACCCACTGCTTTCCAAAATAGAAAGCCATGTTGAGATACCACTGTTGCTCTTCATTCTGTCTTTGTGAAGAACACTTATCAAACCAATCATTGAACTTAGCTAACAATTGCTTATCAGCTTTATCCATTTGAATAGTTTCAAGAGTTAGAGGTTCGTTTGATACCCCAATTTCTCCGGTTGTATCAGACAAGGTTCACCCCTAAGTCTTGAAGAGTATTAGCGTCTTCATCAGAAAGATCTAAAGGACTCATAATCACTTCTTGACCAGAGCGAGTAATTTCTCCTGCATCAGAAGCATCATAGTCAAATTCCTCTACAGGAACCTGATAATTAGGATAAGCTGAGACCTGAGACAATAGGTAACTCAGGTTCGCTATCGACTGAGCTTGTGTTTGAATCACTTGAATCAACTGCGAAATCGATTCGTCCCTGGTTTCCATCTTTTTCCTCTTCCAAGAATCCGGCTAATCTAGTTAAAGACGTAGTTGTTAAACCTAAGATAGCCAAACCCTGTCTCACCTGGTTCAGCAATTCTCTATCTGCTGCATATTCCCCTACAATTGCTTCCTTGTCAACTACCAGTTGTTCTATAACTACAAAAGGATCGAAACCATAGGTCTTAATAACAAGAACTAACATACAAGCTGAGCAAAAAATAATCTGCCCATCCCACTCAGTAGGGACACCTGTATCTACATAGAATTGTCTATCTGACCCGCCGTAACCGCAGCTATGACAATGATTAGGATGAGCTAAAGTCTGAGGACGCTCATGTACTACAATATTATTGGGCATTTACCAATCACTTCCTAAAGTCGAATCGTAAGTATTATTCATACCGGTATTGGCATCTACTAGAATTCCATCTTCAATAGCTTGTTCAACACCCATCTTACTATAGGCTCTAATCTCTTCTTCCCCAAAAAGTACAGGGCGAGATACAATTCCATATCTTAGAGCATCCATAGCGTGATCATCCTTTTTCATAGGCTGATCTTTTTCATTAGAACGAGCTGCGATCTTCTTAGATGAATACTTAGCCCAACGATATCTGGCTAATTCCCAAAGTAAGTATTCACAGTCTCTAGTAATATAGATCATCTTAGAACGAAATCGTCCGGCGACTCTTTCAATTCCAGCGGATACATCCTTATTACCAAGGAGTATTGGGATGCCGTGTTCAGAGTACTCAATTTGTACAGACGTTCCAGTAATTGGATCTGTGTTCCCAATGGAGGGGTCACCAACGTAATAGGAGGGGACCAATTTAAGTTCTTCATTTATAGCCCTAACGTTTAAAGCATGTTCGGAAACTATAAGTTTACGCTTGTAATACTCCTTATAGATAACTACCCGACCTTCTCCGTCGAATGCGCCCCATAAGAAACAAGTAGGATTAGCATGACCATGATCCATCATGCAGAAATGTCCCCAACGGCCGTGATAAATATTCCACATAGGACCATCTATAATAGGATCAATAACGTTCTTCTCATCCCAATGTTCTCCATAAATAGTACCAGTTTGTTGCATATAAGTACCATGCATACGAGCTTTCTTTTCATCTTCTTTTAAGTTACCGAAGAGAATATCTAGCTCGCTAGCATTAACGTACTCATTCATTAAGGTTGAAACTTCAAACAGTTCAATATTAGGATCACCATTTTTAGCCTTAATATAGAGATTATCGAACGTCCAAGACATATCAATAAGAGGCGTCATAGTCATCCACCAGTTTCCACCGGTGTCAACTAGACGAGCCATATTCTCATTGAAAATTTCCTCAGGAGGTTCTTCATCGAAGTAAACAAAGTGTCGAGAAGTACCAGCAAACTTATCTACGTCCTGGTCATAAGACATAAACTCAATTTGAGAACCATTAGTTAAAGTTAACGTTCTCATCGACTTGTGGTATGAAGCATCCCATGATCCATCTATTAGAGCCGAGGGAGGCATCCATTTAGCTATCTCTGGAAGAATAATTCTATTAATGCCGTTATCGAAGTCAACTCCAATAGCTCTACCACGCACAGGTGGTTTAAACTTATAGCCATAAGGATGTTGACCAGTTAACCACATAGTAGCTTCTGCTGATCCAGAAACAGTCTTTCCTGATCTGTTTCCCCCAAGAAGAAGTCTTCCCTTAGCCTTAGATTCATGAAATGGAATCTGATGTTCCTGAGGTCTATATCCTGCGATTGTTGGACGTAAAGCTACACGCCTTAGTGCTCCAGTTAAGGCTGTTTGAATTTCTATAGGAGATAAGGCGTGCGCTTTACGAGCCATTATTTAGTAATCTTTTCTAGCAATACTAGCGATAGCCCACATCAATGCTTGCTCTAGATTAGTAAAGACAAGCGACTTCTCTCTAGATGTAGGACAAGTCTGGTCAATAAGTGTAGCTAGTTCTTTAAACTCTGACCTAATTTGTTCGTAAGTATGAATAACAGTATCATCCTTAGGAGGATGATTAGTCATATTACGCTCAACATCATAGGTATTATCAAAACTAACCATTAGCGGGTAAACCAACCCATAGCCTGATCGAGTGTTTCGTAGGCTCGCTTAATATCATCGTTTTCACGACCATCAAGAAGCTCAGCCAACTTAACATGAAGCTCACCAAAAGCGGCTCTAATATCAGCCTTAGACTTCTGGAGCTCTTCAAGAACGGGATCAACCTTAGGCTTAACTTCTTTTCTCGTTAAAGCCTTACCGTCATCATCAACAAACTCGTCGTTCTCATTCCTTCTGAATGGACGACCATTAAGGTCAACAGGCTCCTGAGAGAAGTTAACCGGAACAGAGATACCTGCATTATCATAATAACCATAAACAGGATTCTCTACAGGAACTTCCTCTCCCTTAAGAACCTCAGCATAAGCAAGGCGCTTTTCGGTAACCTTTTCTCTAGCTTCCTCTGCAACTCTTTCTGCTTCGGACTGCTCTGCAATCTTAGCCTTAGTAGGCGAATCCTTAGAGGCAGCCTTAGTATCACTCTCTAAATGAGTGAGCTGGGTATTTGCGGGACTAGTCATTTAACACTAACTCCTTCTTATGGGCGTGACGATAACCTTTAAGTGTATTCCAAGCGAACGAAAAACCAGCAGCTAAAATAGGAATAATACCGTTAATTAAAACAGTAGGTTCCATAG